TTAGAGGTTGGAGTCTAGTAGAAGATAAACCTAAAAAGAAAAAAGGTAAAAAATAATGACAACATCAGTATTTAGTGTAGCATTATCTCATGTTCAGGAATATCAACCTGACATAGCTGGATTTGGTATTGCAAGTTTTGATACACAATTACAACACGCAGAAAATGATGTTATTAGACAGGTAAGAGAAGAATGGTGGGAAAGATACAGACACACAGTAAGATATAAAGATATTACAAAAGTAACTTCCCTAGAATTAGTAAATAGTAAATTAACAGCAACACAATGGAGAAGATCAGTTTGTTATAAGGCTTTAGCTGATTATATATTCCCAATGCTTACAAAGTTTAGAGACCCAGATACAGGTGAGGGTAAAGACAGTTTCCAAGTACAAATGGATTATTACAAGAATAGATATAATGAGGAATTTCAGGCTGTATTAAGAGATGGTGTTGAATATGATGAAGATAGTAGTGGAACAATTCAAGCAAGTGAAAAAGAGCCAATACATACTTTAAGATTAGTGAGGTAATATGTGTATCTGTGATGGTGAATGTATTTGTAAATAATGGTAGCTGATATAAAGATTACTGCAAATACTGTTGATATTGTTAAATACCTAGAAAGAACTAAGCAAAAAATTCCAAATCAAATACAAATGGCTTTAGCTAAAGCCTCACAGTTTGGTATCATGCGTATTACTGACAAGACACAAAAAGGTCAGTTGCCTGATGGTGGAAGATTAAGACCTTATAAAAAATCAACTAGGAAATCTAGGACAAAAAGAAAGCGACAGGTAGGTCATGTTGATTTAACAGATACAGGTAGAATGTTTAGATCACTAACAAGTAAAATAAGTAAATCAAAAGGCTCATTATTTTTTAGGAGACAAGAAGAAAACAAAAAGGCTTTCTTCCATGATACAGGAACAAGATTTATGGACTCAAGACCATTTTTTGCTATTGGACGAAGAGATGAAGATAAGATAAGAGATATATTCTTTAAGGCAATAAAAATATGAGTAAAAGAGAGAGTATAGCTGGAGATATTATTACTAAACTAGATGCAGTATCTAGTCCTATTGAATTTAAACTCTTAAAAAGAGTACCATTTCAACCTGAAGAGTTAAGTAATGCACAGTTTCCAGCCGCATATATACAAACAGGGGACGAAACTAGAGAGTTTTTTTCTATTGGAGATGTAGGCTCAGGTAAAAGACAAGGCACTATTGATTTCTTAGTTGTTGGGTTTGTAAAAGGAACTGACTCAAATATTGATACATTACGCAATCAATTAATAGAAGTAGTAGAAGAAACATTAGATAATGACATAACTAGAAATGGTAATGCTCTTAGTACCCAAGTTGTAGAGGCAAGTTCTGATGAGGGTGTATTATTTCCTTATGGTGGTGTAAGAATTGTGGTAAGAGTTTTATATGAATTTGTTAGGGGGACTTCATAATGCCTAAAAGAATAAAAATATATTTTCCTGATGGAGAGAACGAGATGGAGATATTTGATAACCAGCTTGAAAATTATCTTGCAAAAGGATTTAAGAAAGATAAAAAAGAAGATAGACCTCTTCAAAAAATGATTTAGAAGAAGAGGAAACAAACATAATAGAGGAGTAAAATTATGGCAACGCATACAGGATTAAATGGTGTTGTTAAAATTGGGTCTAACACAGTTGGAGAAGTAACATCATTTACTTTAAACCAAACTCAAGACACAGTTGAAGATACATCATTAACAGACTCAATGAAAAGTTATAAAGCAGTAAGAGGAGACGCAACAGCAACAGTTGAATGTCATTTTGACGAAACTGATACTGCTCAAGAGGCGGCAAACTTAGGAACAAGTGCTACACTAGAACTATACCCAGAGGGTGCAGATAGTGGAGACAAATATTTCACAGGAACAGCTATTGTTACAGGTGGAGATGTTGGTGTTACTATGGACGGAATTATAACTAGAACTTTATCTTTTCAATTTTCAGGTGGGGTATCTGAGGCTACAGTTTAATTTGTGGTAGAAAAAATAGATTTCTTTGAGGGAGTCAAAAACCATTTTGATTCTCTTGAAGTAAAAATAATTGAAGTTCCTGAATGGGGTCTTGAAGGCGATAAAGCTATGTATGTAAGACCCTTTACAATGAACGAAAAGGCAAAATTATTTAAGGGTGCTAATGACTCTGATCTAAGTGTTTTGGTTGATGTAATTATACAAAAAGCTGAAACACAAAGTGGAGACAAGATGTTTGATTTATCTCATAAGCCAAAGTTCAAAATGAAAGCTGATACTGATGTTATTTCAAGAGTTGCGTCAGCTATTATGTCTCAAGACAATATTACTGATTTAAAAAAAAACTAAATTCAGACCCAGAACTTTATAATGTTTTAGCCTTAGGAGAAAGGCTACATATGTCAGTAAGAGACGTATTGCAAATGTCAGTTCAAGAGTTTAATATGTGGATAGCTTACTTCCAACTTCAACAGGAAAAAGCTGAACAAGAACAACGAATGAATAAGAGATAATGGCTACAAAAAAAGTTAATATTGATATTATTGCTAGGGATAAGTCCAAAAGAGCATTAAACAATGTTAAAGGTAGTTTAGATAAATTAAAATCATCAGTATTTAATGTTAGAAATGCTTTAGCTGGTTTAGGTGCTGGTTTAGTAATAAGAAACCTAATTAATACAGGTAAAGAGTTAGAAAATTTACAAACAAGATTTAAGTTTTTATTAAAAGATGCAAATGAAGGTGCAAAAGCCTTTGAAAATCTTACAAAGTTTGCATCAAAAGTTCCTTTTTCATTAGAAGAAATACAAGCTGGTTCAGGAATATTAGCTACAGTAACGGACAATGCTGATGATCTTCAAAAGATGTTGGAGATTACAGGTAATGTAGCCGCAACTACAGGCTTAGATTTTAGAACTGCGGCTGAACAAATACAACGATCATTTAGTGCTGGTATAGGTGCGGCTGACTTATTTAGAGAAAAAGGGGTCAGAAATATGCTTGGTTTCAAAGCTGGTGCTACAGTATCTATTGAGGAAACTGTAGAGGCATTTGAAAATGTTTTTGGAAATGGTGGTCAATTTGGAACTGCTACTGATGAACTAGCACAAACACTAGAGGGAACTTTATCTATGATTAATGATAAAGTTTTTACTTTTAAGAAAACATTATTAGATGCTGGTTTCTTTGCAGAACTTAAAAGACAGTTTGGTGATTTAGATAATTTTTTAAAACAAAATCAAAAAACTTTAGAAGAAGTAGCTACAGATATAGGAAAAGGTTTGGCTCAAGCAGTTGTAGGACTAGCAGAGGGTATAAAATTTGTAGCAGATAATTTTACATTATTAAAAGCGGCTGTAGGTGGATTTATAGCTTTTAAATTAGCTGGTGTAATTATTGGAATTACAAATGCCATAAGATTGATGAGAATACAAACATCAGGTCTTGTAGCATTATCAGGTGCTAAAGGTCTTGCTTTAGTAGTTGCATCTTTTGCGGCTATGAAAATTGCGGCTAGTGATTTTAAAGAAGAAGTTAGAAATGTAAGAGAGGAACTAAGAGAATTATCATTAAGTGAATTAACTAAACGAGCAACAGAACTTAATTTAGAAATACTTAAATTAACCCAACAAAATAAAAATCTTACAGAGTCTTTTAAAGATCAACATGAGGAACTAGGAGAAACTAATGGTTTTTTCCCTGAACTTCAACTTAACATGGGAAAACAAATTCAGTTAGAAAATGAAGTTGGAAAAGAATATGACAACAACACTTTAAAAATACAACAATTAAATGAAGAACTAAGAATATTAAACCAGCTTATAAATCAAGGGGGTGGTGGAACAAAAAAACTTATTGAACCTCTTGGTGCATTAGATAATGATTTAAAAGGTTTTATAAACACCAATAAAGAAACAACTGATGGTATTGAAGATCAAAAAGAAAAAGTAAAAGTTTTAAGAGAGGTTGTTGGTGGAATAGATGGGGACTTTAGAAATTTACACCCAACACTTTTAGACACAATTAATTTTAATAAAAATTTAGCTGATAGTTTTAATGAAGTAGAGGAACAGGCAAAAAAAGTAAAACCAATAATATTTCAAACTAGACCTGACCAACAAACAGGTATGTCAGAAAGAGACAAACAAGCCATAAAAGATAAAAAAGCACATGAAGAAGAAATTAATAGAATATTATTAGAAAATAAAATTGAGGGTATGAAAATTGCTCAAGAGATGGCTGATGAAAAATTAAGATTAAATAATATTGAAGTTGAGGCTGAAAAGAAAAAACAAGAGGAATTAGTTGCTTTAAAAAAACAAGGCAACAAAGAAATGTTTGATAATACAAGATCAAGTTTACAGGCTCTTAGTGGATTAAACAGAACCGCATTTGAGGCTTTTAAAAGATTTCAAATTGCTGAGGCTACAATAAATGCAATACGATCCGCAAGTAAAGCATTTGGTCAATATCCATTTCCTATTAATATTGGAGTTGCGGCAACAGCTTTAGCAAAAGGTATGGCTATGGTAGCGCAAATTAAATCAACTAGCTTTAGAGAAAAAGGTGGTGCTGTATCTCAAGGTAAACCATTTATTGTTGGGGAAAAAGGTCCGGAACTTTTTGTACCAAATCAATCAGGAAATATAATTGCAAATAATAAAATGGGTGGAAGTCCTGTTAATGTTACATTTAATATTAGTACAGTTGATGCAAGAGGATTTAATGAACTGTTAAGTAATAGTAGAGGAACAATAGTAAGTCTGATAAATAGTGCTGTAAATGAGTCAGGGAGACAGGCTGTTGTATGAGTGGTGCATTACCTAGTGTTGATTTTAAAGCTATTAATTTTCAAAGTGAACAACGAACTTTGCGAAGTATTACGGATAGTGGCAAAACCTTTCGTAGGCAAATTGATGGGCAAAGATGGTCATTTACTCTTAGTTATCCATTAAAAACAAGAACAGAATTTGCACCTATACAAGCATTTTTAATTAAACAACGATCAGGTAAAGAAAATTTTACTATTACATTTCCAACTTATTTTAATGCTCAAGGTTCAGAAACAGGTACAGTAAGAGTTAATGGGTCTCATACTGCTGGAGATACAACAATAACAGTTGATGGTCATGCTGGAGATACTGCTGGTTCTTTTAAAGCTGGAGACTTAATTAAATTTAATCATAGTAAAGTTTATATGATTGTAGAAGATGTTACCCCAAGTTCTAATGCATCTACACTTACAATAGAACCACCTCTTAGAGATGCTTTAGCTAATGATGAGCAAGTTAATTATGATAATATTACTTTTACAGTTCATCTAAGTTCTGATGTTCAAGAGTTTCCAACAAATACTATTGATAAAGATAATAATATTTTAATAAGTTACGAGTTTGATGTTATTGAGAGTTTGTAATGGCAAGAGGTTTATCAAGTGCTGTAAAAACGGAATTAGCAACAGGTAATATAGCACCTGTTCATTTAATTCATTTAAACTTTGCTACACCATTATATTTAACTGATTGTAGTTTTGACTTAACCTCAAGTATTTCAGGAAGTTCAAGAACTTATACAGCAAGTGGTCATATTCTTGGTTTAGGAAATACTCAAGAAGGTACAGAGCCAATTAAAAACTCATTAATTTTAAATTTATCTGGGGTAGATCAAACTTTTATTTCTATTGCATTAAATGAAAATATTATAAATGATACTGTGCAAATCTACAGAGGATTTTTAAATAGTTCTAATTCATTAATTGCTGACCCTTTTTTATTATACGAAGGTTTTATAGATCAGTATTCAATAGAAGATGATACTACAACTGCTGGAATAGGTTTAAGTATTACTTCACATTGGGGTAACTTTGAAAAAGTGTCTGGGCGAAGATCAAATGATAATTCGCAACAAAGATTTTTTTCTGGAGATAAAGGTTTTGAATTTTCAGCATTAACAGTACAAGATATTAGATGGGGTAGAGAGTAATGGGTTGGGGTAGTTTTTTCGGTGGAATAATATCAATAATTAAACCCATAGCATCTTTTATTTCTCCTATACTTTCAACAATTAGTATTGTTTCAATGGCTCTTACTTGGTTGAGAAAACCAGATGAGCCAGAATTTAATTTTGATACAACAGCAGAAAATATAGCAAAAGGTGTTTTATTAAATAAGACAGCCGCTAATGGACAAATACCTATAATTTATGGAACAAGAAAAGTAGGGGGAACTTTAGCTTTCTTAGAAACTTCAGGAACAGATAACCAATATTTATATATGGCTCTAATACTTGGAGAAGGAGAGATTGATGATATTACAAAAATATTTGTTAATGATAATGAAGTTACTTTTGATGGAGATTTATCTGATAATACAGAAAGAGATGTTGCAAGTTCTGACTCTAATTATTTTAAAGACTCAGAAAGTTTAATAAAAGTAAGACCTCACTATGGGTCAGATGACCAAACAGCTTGTAGTTTATTAAGTACATTAACCTCATGGACAAGCAATCATAGACTAAGAGGTATTGCTTATTTATCATTACGTTTAAAATGGAACTCTGACTCTTTTGGCTCTATTCCAACAGTTAATGCCATAGTTAAAGGTAAAAAAATTTATAATCCTAATTTAGATGGAACTAAAACAGGGGGTAGTGGTTCACATAGAGAAGATACCTCAAGCACTTGGGAATATTCAGATAACCCAATTTATCAACTATTAGATTATTTAAGAAATGATAGATATGGAATGGGAATAGCTAATAGTTATTTTGACTCACATTATGCTGATTGGCAAACTGCTGGGGATATTTGTGATACAAACATAACTCCTTATTCAGGTGCAAGTCAAATTGACTTAATTGATAGTCATGCTGTTGTAGATACTTCACAAAAAATTATAGATAATACAAAAAAGTTTTTAACAGGTTCAAGATCATTTTTAAATTTTTCGGCTGGTAAATATAAAATTACTGTTGAAAGTTCAGGAAGTGCATCAATAACTCTTACTGAAGATAATATTATAGGTGGAATAGGAGTCTCAAGTAAAAATAAAAACGAAAGATATAATAGAGTTATAGTAACATTTATTAATCCTGATAAAAATTACCAAGTAGATGAGGCACAGTTTCCACCTGTAGATGAAACAGGTTTAGCTACTGCTGACCAACACGCAACAATGAAAACAGCAGATGGTAGTATTTTATTAGAAGGTAGATTTGATATGCCAACATTAACAAGTCCATATCAAGCTCAAGAAATGGCTGAAATAATTTTGCGTAGGTCTAGGTCAAGTTTAGATGTTACACTTACAGCAGATGGAAACGCAATAGACTTAGTTGTAGGTGATATTGTAAATATAACTCATGCTACTCCAAGTTTTAGTGCAAAGCCATTTAGAGTTTTATCAACAACTATTAATCCTGACAGTTCTGTTTCTTTGCAACTTACAGAACACCAAGACTCTTATTATACTTTTGGAACACAGCAAGAAGTGGCAAGTATTCCTGATACAACTCTTCCAAATCCTTTTTCTATTCAACCACCAGCATCTATCACTTTAGCAGATGAGTTAGTTGAATATGCAGATGGAATAGTAATAACAAGATTACTAATAACTGTTGGTGCGTCCCCAGATAATTTTGTTGATAATTATGAAGTCCAAATAAAACAAACAAAAGACCAAAAAGGAATTGCTGTTACTGACTCATTTAAAGAAATATCAGTAGGTAAAATATTAGAATATCAACATTTAAACGTCATAGATGGTGCTGAATATCAAGTTAGAGTAAGGGCTGTTAACAGTTTAGGTGTTAAATCAACTTTTATATCAGCGACAAGAATAATAGTTGGTGGTGTTGAACCACCAAGTAATGTTGAAGATTTTGCTGTAGAAATGCACGGACAAGACCATATGAAATTAACTTGGACACCACCAAGCCAAGAAAGTGATTTAGATATTTCTTTTTATGAAATAAGATACCAAGATGTTTTAAGTGGTGCTAATTGGCTTAATTCAACAAACTTAGTAAAATGTCCTAGAAGAAAATGTGATAATGTAATTGTACCAGCAAAGACAGGCACATATTTAATTAAAGCAGTTGATAAAAATAGTAATACTTCAGCAGAGGCTAATATTGTATCAACAAATATTTCTGGCATACAATCATATAAAACTATTTCATCATTTACAGAAACACCAGATATTGTTGGTGCGGCAGATCAAATGGACGCAACATTACCTTTAGCTGTAAAAGTAGATGCAAGTGGTGATGTAGTATTAACTCTTGATACAGTTACAAATTTTGATGATACTGTTGGAAATTTTGACTCTCCTAGTGGTGATTTTGAGTTAGGTGGTACTGATACAACATCAAACCCAACATTTTTTAATTCCAATAGAGATGCTAAAGGATTTTATAATTTTGGTAATTCTTTGTCATTATCTAATATTTATGATGGAAACATTGAGCCTACACTTACCTTAGATGCAGAAAACCCCTATGATAAATTTGATAGTGGTAAAGGTGCATTATTATTTGACGAGGCAAAAGCACCTTTTGATGGTACTGAGCAAATCCATGCATTTCACAGAATACAAATAGCAACATCAACAACTTCTTTGGCTGGGTGTACTACTTTTGTAGACATAACACAATCAGCTACCTTTAAGTTTAAATTTGCTAAGTTTAGATTAAAATTAAGTAATGATGATGACCAAACATCAAGTAATATAAAAACAATGGCAATAAAACTAAATATGGAAGAAAGAATTTTTGCTGAAAGTAATTTAGCTACTTCTTCAGGCTCTAAAGTTATCACTTATACAAATCCTTTTTTTGCTGTACCATCTTTAGGAATTGCGGCTCAGAATATGGTTACAGGTGATACGTTTACTATAAGTGCAAAAACTGTTAATGGTTTTACTATAGCTTTTGTTAATAGTTCTGGTTCAGCAGTAGATAGAACTTTTGATTATTTAGCAAAAGGTTATGGGTTGCAAAGTTCTTCATAATAATTTATTAAAAGGATAAATGAGTCAAGTATCTGATGTAAGTTTAGCAAATCAAGGATTTTCGGCATTTAGAACCGAATTAAATAATATTCTTGGTGCTATGAACTCAATGCATATAGGGGGTTCAGCACCAGCATCAGTTACAACAGGCACAATGTGGGTAGACAACGGAACAAGTGGAGTTCTTAAAGTTAAAATAAATGATGGTTCAGATAATATTGAGTTGTTTCAAATCAATATTTCTAGTAATGCTATTACAAGTGTTATGTCAGTAACAGGAACAATTTCTGAAACTGACCCTCAAGCGGCGGCTCTAGCAATCGCCTTAGGATAGGAGATATAAATGGCTAACACCTTTAAAGTAAAAACAAATGCGGCTATGCCCGCAAGCGCTGGAACACCTCTTACTGTTTATACTTGCCCTAGTTCAACTCAAACAATAATTGTTGGTTTGTTATTATGTAATGTTCACACAGCATCAGTAACAGCCTCAGTAAATATGCAATCTGATACGTCAGATACAGAAACAAATGAAAATGTTAAATTAATTTCTACAGTTACAATTCCAGCTAATTCAACTCTTGAAGTTTTAACAGGTGGTAAAATAGTTATGAGAGCAACTGATGTGTTGCAGATTGACTGTTCAGTTACAGCAAAACTTGACGCAACACTAAGCATATTAGAAATAACATAGAGGGAACATGGGATTTATTGGAGTTCAACCTAGTTCTGTACCATTAACAGCAAGTGACATTACAAATGATATTATCAATGCTGACAAAATAGCTGACAATTCAATTTCTGAAGAACATTTAGACCCAACTGTAATAACAGGACTAAGTGCTTTAGGCGCTGAACCAGCAGACACAGACGAGCTTTTAGTGTCTGATGCTGGAACACTTAAAAGAATGGATTACTCTTATATTAAAGGTGGTGGAACTCATGTTAAATTATTAGGTGGTACAGCAAGTAGTTCAGTAAACCATGATTTTCAAAACTTTATGGACGCAACAAAATATAATGTTTATTTAGTAAATTTACATCAAATTACTAATGGCTCTGGGGGTAATCAAAGAATTGATATAAACTTTATAGCAAATACAACTGTTCAAAATGGAAGTCATTATTGGGGTAGTGTTCTAGGATATAGAAGTGGAGATGCTCAAGCGGAAGATGCTTATGAAAGTACAGCAGTAGGTAAGTTAGGTCAAAAATTAATTATGAATGATGGTAATAGAGGAAATAATAGATTTTATATTAATGTTGATACTTCTCGTGATTTTGGAGTTAATATTTTTGGTGCAAATTGGGGTTACAATAGTTCTTGGGGTGATTGGATGTTTACCAATTATAGTGTTGGTTTTAATGCTACAGCTACAATTACAGGAATAAGACTTTTTGATTCTGGTGCAAATGCAACAGTTTTTGATTATGAAATTTATGGAATAGCAAAATAATGGTAGATTATAATTCAATATACACACTAGAAGGTGTAACAAAAACAGAAATAACAGGTGATGAAAAAACACAACTAGAAACTAAAAGAAAAGCTATTGCAGATAATTTACCAAATGAAAAATTAGAATTAATTAAATTAATTAGATTACAAAAATTAAAAGAAACAGATTGGTATTCTAACTCTGATGTAACAATGCCTGATAACATAAAAAATTTTAGAAAAAAAATGAGAGATATACCTCAAGATTTTAATTCATCTAAATATGATGAGTTATTAAATAGAGATAGTGACGGAAACTTAACACATTCAATTTGGAGTAAACCATAATGGCATATATTGGAAAAACACCTACTGTTGGAAATTTTGTTAAACTTGATGCTCTGACCGCAAGTGCAACAGCTAGTTATACTATGCAAGTAGACTCAGTTAATTTTTCACCAGAGTCAGTTAATCATATGCTTGTGTCTTTAAATGGTGTTATTCAAAGTCCAACAACTTCATACACGATTTCTGGGAGTACCCTTACCTTTGCAAGTGCTTTAACCTCATCAGACAGTATTGATTTTATTATGGTCTATGGAAACGTTCTTGATTTAGGAGTACCAAGCGATGCGACTGTAACAAACGCAAAAACAAATTTTGTATCAACATCATCTGCGGCTGGATTACAGATCAAAGGAGATGGAACAACAGACGGAACTCTACAGCTTAACTGTTCACAGAACTCTCATGGTATTAAATTAAAATCACCACCTCATAGTGCTAGTGCTAGTTATACTTTAACTTTTCCTAATAATGATGGAGACGCAAATCAAGTTTTAACAACTGATGGCTCTGGTGGTTTAAGTTTTGCTGATGCGGGTGGTGGTGGATTTGTTTATATTACAGCAGTAAATACAACAGCGGCATCAAGTATTACTTTATCAAATTGTTTTTCTTCAACATATAAAAATTATGCAATATTTTTTACTAACATAAATTTTGCATCAGATAGTGATTTAGGTTTTCAATTTGGAAATGACTCTGGCTATGGCACAGATTATAAAGGTGTATCACATGGTTACGAAGGGGGACAAGTAGGAACAGCATATAATTCTGGTCAAAGTTATGCCAAACCCGCAGGTGCTTTATTTGGTGTAGATTCAGGTGCAAATAGTCAACAAGGTATGACAGGCTCAGGTATTATTTATATGCCACAAGATTCAACTTCGGCTGTTTATGGAACATTTCAAGTAGGTTGTAGAAATGAAGCTAACTCTCAATGGGTTATGGCTAACTCTTGGTTTACTAATAATTCTGATGTTAGTTATACTCATTTAAAAGCATTATCAACAGGTGGTCATAATTTTACTACACATGGCAGAATTGCTATTTATGGAATAAAGGATAGTTAAATGAGTTACGAAAAAAACAAACCTCAAACTAATTGGGTAACATATACAATAGATGGTGTTGCTTATGAATTAGCACCAGAATTATTAGATGGTGTTGAACAATGTTTATCAGAAACAGATGCATTAGAAAGAGCAACTGAAAGAAAAAATTGGAACTCTAATAAAACTACAAGACAATTATTAGAAATAAGAAAAATTAGAAATCAATTATTACAAAATACTGATTGGAAAGTAACAATGGCAAAAGAAAAAGGTACTACACTTTCTAGTGGCTTTAAAACTTGGAGAGATAACTTGCGTAAGATACCACAGGATTATACAACAGAAACAAAATATGACGAACTCTTAGCAAGAGATGATGACGGCAACTTAACTCATAGTGTGTGGAGTGAATAATGGCATTAGTTAAAGCAAGATCAAGAGGAATTAATTTAGCAGATACTTTCGCCTTTTCTGGTACTGTGAGCGGAGCGGGAGGCGGTAAGATTGGTCAAGTTGTTCAAGGTACAAAATCTGGTGGTCAAACAATTAGTTCATCAAGTTATACAGCAGTTTCATCTTTAACGGCTAACATAACTTGTTCAGCAACATCTTCTAAAGTTTTAATAATGATTAGTATTCCAACTATAACTATTTCAAGTACAGATAATGAGGGTGGGGATTACAGTTTATACAGAGGCGGAAGTGCTGAATATAAATTTGGTGGCAATCATGGATATGCTACTGATAGTTCTGGTAGTAATCAAACAGTTGAATTTACAAAAATACATGAACCAAGTTCAACTTCTCAACAAACATATTCTGTTTATGCAAAAAAAAATGGAAATTCAAATTTAGAAATATGTGCAAATAGCACACAAGCAACAATTACATTAATGGAGATTTTAGCATAATGACTAATCAAGAAAAAGTTTGTTCAGCAATTAAAACTTTAAAAGCTGACGCAGAATTTACATTTGATGAAGAAATAAATACTGAATCTGATTTTAATAAAATTAGATGGGTAACTGATGTTGATAATAGTAATGCAGATTTTCCAACAGCAGTATTGAGTGAAACCAACCCTCATAGTGAATTAACATGGACAAAAGTAAAAGAAGAAATGGATAAGTTATAGTGAATGAGAAATCCTTTTATTATAGGAATAGTATTAGCAACTATATTAATATTTTTTTTAAACAGCATGATGAACTCAGCATTAAGCGCTGAGACAAATACAGTAAGTTCTACAGTAATACAATCAACCCCAAGTACAGCTAATGCACCATCAGTTGTTGTAAACAATTCTGATGTTTGCAAAAGTGCGGCTAGTGCAAGTATTCAAAATAATGTTTTAGGTTTGGCTACAGGTGTTACAATAAGAGATGAGAATTGTGAAAGAATAAAATTATCAAGGCAACTATATGCTTTTGGAATGAAAGTTGCGGCTGTAAGTTTATTAACGCAAGACTACAGAGTGTTTGATGCTATGTGGAGTGCTGGAACTTATCCACCTATTAATGGAAAGATAGGAGAAGAGGCTAAAAACGAGTGGCTTATAAATAAACACTTGATACCTGAAGGAAGTTTTTTATTAAATGAGGAAAAGATATTTATAGAAAAAGAAAAAACTGTAAGAGACTTAAATGATTTTGAAAAATTTGTTATTATGGGTATGGCTATGTATATCGGTATTCCTATCCTTTTCTAGTAAAGCTGTTGATTGTTCTACCGATACAACAGGATTATGTACCCCTACAATAGAAGAAATAATAGACGAAGTTATTACAGAAACAGTTGAATTTAAAGCTGATGGAATTTTAACAACTACTACAACTGATACAACAACAACAACAACTACAGTAACTAATGAAGAGTCAGGAAACATTTTAGATAGTGATAATGATTTTGTTGTACCTTCTAAAGATGGAGAAATGAATATTGATTGGGGTGGTCAAGGTCCGGCTAGTATGAGATCAGGCTCTTATTGTAATCAACTTGGAACAGATAAATGTGCTGAAATAACAGGCTCAGGTAATTCTACTTCAACTATGGGAGTTGATGGTATGGGAACTACTTTTATACAAACTGTAGATATTTCAGAACTAAATATAAAATATGGGGGAGAAGTAAAATATTCTATTGAGGTAGATAAACAAGACTCTCAAGACTCAGTTTATATGCACATATCAGGAAAAGATGGTTCTAGTGATGTTTTTTCAGGAACAGATATTTTAAGTGCTAGTGGAACTACATCAGGCTTTCAAGTGTACGAAAACACTTTTGATTTTGGTGGCAATCTTACAACTATAATTGTTGAGGTAGGTGGAAGAGATATAGGAATTTCTGTGGGGGTGCTTTTTGACTCAGTAAGAATAGATGTTTTTTACAACACAATTAGCACAATAATAACACAGGCAATAACCTCAGTAGAAATGTTTGTTGCTTTAAATACTGATGCACCTGAAGATGTTATTAATGTTGTTGAAAATATTTTTGATAGTAATGAACCAATACAAACTGATGATGGATTAGCTTTTGAGCCTATTGCTTTTGATGAGCCTACATATGAAACTGTAGAAATTGAAATTGCAGAGATAGAAGTTTTAGAAATTGAGGTTGATGTAGCTGAGATTGAAATGGAAATAGAGGCTGAATTAGAAACTACAATAGAAGAAACAGTAGAAGAGGTTGAGGTAGTAGAAGATATAGAAGAACCAGAACAGCAACAAGAGGAAGTGCAACAAGAAGAAACCGATAAAGAAAACGAATTAGAAGTAAAAGAAACTGAAAAAGAAGAACCAAAACAAATAGCAGATAAAGAAGAGGAACAAGAAGAACCTCAACAAGAAAAAAAAGTATCATCTAAAGAAAAAGCCGCAAAAAAGATTTTGAAAAAAATAGATGATAAAAAGAAATATGATAGTGTTGCTCAAACTAAAACCCTGATTGTTATGCAAGTATTAGGCAATTCTAAGAGTTTTTTTGAAGATCAGCAACAACTTAATGACACATTAGGATTTTTTACAGATAATAGTTTACCTGATACAATAATAAATGATAATGATTTAGCTAGTTACTTTTTGTTTGTAGGGAGTGATGGATTAATGAATGAAATGATAGAGAGTCAATGGCAGAATTAGAATTTGCTGGTGTAAAATTTAAAGGTGGGAAAATAGTAGTTATTATTACTGCTCTTACTACTTTGATTGGTGCTATGTGGGGTGGCTTTGAGTTTTACAAAGATTATCTTAACATGAAAGATAAAATAGAAAGTTATTCAGCACCAGATTTATCAGGCTTTGATAAGAGATTAGAATTAGTTTCACAAAAGTCTGATGTGTTACAGCAAGAAATATCAATGATAATGCAAGAAATTCAATTAGTTTCTGATGTAGCTAATGAACTTAAAAATGATTTAAGACAAGATGTTAGACGAATAGAAAAAATAGTTAATGATGTAGAGCAACAAGTTAAGGTTGACCAAAGACAAAATAGTGAAGATTTAAAATATACCATGAAGGACATGACGGAACGCATGAAAGAATTAGAGGATAAGATTCAATCAGCCATGAATGAGCTAGAAGAGAAAATAGAAAAAAGAATAAAACTTGCATTAGAAAATCCTCTTAGTCAATTAAATGGTTAAACGATTAGATACAGGTAAAACTATCTTTGATAAAGTAAAGAAAAGAACAAGCATTGGTTATTCATCAAGGTCTAAACCAAAAAATAAACATAAATTGAAGTCATGGAAAAAATATAATAGACAAGGTTAGATGTGGTCTATTTATACAATTATGTGTGTGTTAGGTTTATCAATTAATCCTATGTGTACGATTAATGGGACGTTACCTTTAGAGTTTGATAATTTTAAAACTTGTGATAAGGCTGTTGACAGTATTGTGTTAGAATTAAATCAACAATTAAAAGACAGAGGAATATCTTTAGTTATGATATGTAAGCCAAATGCCAAAGTTAACACCTAAAACTACAAAAGAACATCTATTAGACATCTATAATAAAATTGATGTTTTAGAGAATAATCATTTAGCGCATCTTGATAAGAAAATTAATACATTAAATTATGTTTTATGGACTATTGGTTTTATGGTTTTGACACAATTTTTGGCTTGGGTGTTAAGAATGTTTAGCTAACATGGACGATAAAGAATGGGACGAATTAAAACTCATTCAAGAAAAATTACATGAGGCATTAGATAAAGGTTATCCACCATTGGGTAAAGGTGGCACTACAAACCCTAAAGGTGCTAAAAAAATAGTTGAAGATGTTTTAGATATACCCAGAACTACTCTTAATAGAAAAATAGATAAGATTGAGAAACTTGCTCTTGATAGTTCACATTGGACTATTGAGTGGCATAGATACAAAGAAGTTAGACCTGAAATTGTAATAGAAGAATATAAAAAACCAATAATTAGAATACCAGCACAAAGAACTACATTTAGCGACCCTACAAAAGTTTTTGTAATACCTGATGCTCATATTTCCCCAGAGGAAGATTTATCTAGGTTTTATTGGATAGGTAAACAGATAGAAGAATACAACCCTGATTATCTTGTTTGTATTGGGGACTTTTGCAGTTTTGACAGTTGTAGTAGTTTTGATAAAAATTGGACAGTTAAAGGGTCAAAAAAACCACCAATACTATCAGACATAAATGCAACGAAAGAAGGTTTAAAATTATTATATGAAGGTATGGGAAATGTGAACCCAATAAAGCATTACTGCTTAGGTAACCATGAGATGCGATTATACAAGTATGAAGATGAGCATAAGGAAGTTGTAGGTGCATTTTCACAGCAATATGAAACATTATTTAGAAAAGATGGTTGGGGTATATCAGAATATGGAGAATTTCATTTTATTAAAGGAGTAGCTTTTGTTCATGTACCTCTTAATGAAATGGGAAGAGAGATTGGGGGAAAAATGGCTGAGGCAAGTCAGGTCTCAAATGGTGCAACACATGACATAGTTTATGGACATAGCCATAGAGAAAGGTCATGGAGATCATCTAAACTAGGAAGAGGAAACTATGTTAAAATTGTGAATGTAGGAACTTGTATGGATTATGGGCATTTAGAAAACTATGCTAAAAATAGTGCAAATGGTTGGAGTTATGGAGTCAGCCAATTAATGTTAGCTGATGGTCATATACAAGGACATAATTTTATATCTATGATAGAACTAAAGGAGAAATATGACAAAGGACAAAATGATAAAAAAGATAATGAAACGAATGAGTCAGAGGGCTGATGATGGTATAAAAAAATATGGTAGCACTATGGCTCATAGTAAAAAATCTTTTGTTGCTTGGGTTGATGATGCTCAGGAAGAATTATGGGACGCAATAGTGTATTTAGAAAAATTAAAATCATTACAAAATGAATTAGAAGAAGAGGTAAAACATGAATTTAGAATTGATTAAAGAAGAAATAAAAGAAGAAGAAGGTTACAGAAATAAAATTTATAAAGATACTTTAGGATTTGCTACTATAGGTTATGGACATTTAGTAAAACCTACAGATAGTTTTAAAGAAGGAATTATTTATGACTCAAAAGAACTTACACGAATTTTTGAGTATGACTTTCAAATAGCATATCAGGACGCATTATCTTTAACTAAAGACTTAGATATAAATGAAAAAGCTGTAGAAATATTAATACATATGTGCTTTCAACTTGGAAAACCAAAGGTTATGAAGTTCCAGCGAATGTTTGATAATTTGCGTAAAAAGGATTATGTTAATGCTGGATTTGAAATGGAAGATAGTAGATGGGCAAAACAGACACCAAACAGAGCCATGAGACTCAGCGAGAAGATGAAAGAATTGACCTGAGGAAATGCAGAAAAAGAATTACTACCTATGAGGAAAAGCAATTCATATTGGAAACAAGAAAAAAATATCAACATGAGGATTTAAGTGCAAAAATGAAAAGAATAAGTGATAAATTAAAAGAAGATGGGAGATTATAATGGTACTAGGTAAAATATTTGGTGGAGATACGTTAAAAACTGTTGGAACAGTTATAGATGATTTGCATTTTTCAGGTGAGGAAAAAGAAAAACTTAAACTACAAATGCAAGAGATAGATGCAAAGTTAAAAGAAAAACAAATGTCTATAAACTTGGCTGATGCTCAATCAACTGCTGGTGGCATAAGTGGTTTTTTACAAAGATCATGGCGCCCATTGATAGGATTTTCCTGCGCTTTAGCAATTTTTTGGGAGTTTGTATTAAGTAAATTTATTTTATTTATTTGTGGTCTATTTCAATACGAAGTGCTAAATATTCCTCAGCTTGACATGGGGACGTTAATGCCTCTTGTTATGTCTTTATTAGGAATGGGTGCTTTGCGCACATTTGAAAAAACAAAAGGAGTTGCGAAATGAAACAACGTATAGAAAAATGGTGGGACTCATTTTTAAGTTTAAAATGGTGGGTTCAGGCAATCATTATTGTTTTAATAACAATAGCTGTTCATAACTATATTTTACATTAGGGGGTAATTATGCCTTATCATTATGGAAAAGGTTCTCATTCAAAAGGAATGAAGAAAAAGGGTAAGAAGAATAAAAAGAAAAAGAAAAAGAAATAATGGCTAAGAAAAAGAAAAAGAAAAAAGCGCCCAAAGGTTATCACTATATGCCTAATGGGCGCTTAATGAAAAATTCAGCACATAAGAATAGAAAAAAATAAATGAGTGGTATAACTACAACTTCTACTCTTGCAGTTATGATTGATAAAAGACCTATGCGTAAGAGACGAAAAAGTGCAAAAAAAAGAAGAAAAAAGAAAAAAAGAAAATAAAATAGTTGTAGATAACAAAAGCTATTATTTACACAAAATTACTTGGTTTGATATTATTGGAGATAGCACGATAGGAAGTATAGAAGAATTTACTAAAATGAAACCAGCCGAGATTATTACCTACGCATTTATATTTAAGAAAGATAAGAACAATTTATATACTTTTGCTAGTTATAGTCTTGATGGTGGATATGGTGATAGAAATGTTATACCTCTAGGGGTGGTGAAGGATTATTGTCAGCTTTAATCTTAGCATCTGGGAACAAAGCTAGAACACCCTCTAAAACGTCCATATTTGCCTCTACAGACCCTTTTATGATGAAATGTGGTGTATGAAAGACTTTTGACACTTTTAACCAATTTTGCTGTGTTTCTGATAGCTTTCCTTTTTCAGCTTTGATCTCAAGATAAACCATACGACCCTCAGGAAACTCAAGTATTAAGTCAGGAACACCAGACTTTAGACCCATTTTTACTAATTTGTTAAGAAACCAGACTTTTCTTTGACCTTCATTGGGTACAGAGAATATCCTAAACCTATATTCTGATTGTTTAGATTTAAACCAATCCACTACCTCTATTTGTATATCTGACTCTTTCACATACTAAATATAGCAAAAGGGTGGTGTTTCTTAAAGTATTTTAATTGGAGAAAAAAATGCAAAAAAATTAACAACCACCCTATCGGAAGGAATATTTATGAAAAATATTACTCTCAACAAATAGAACAAATAGCGAAAATATGCAAATAAATAAATAAATGTTAATAAATGTTCATTTATGTATTGAAAATGTTAATAATATAACTATATGTATATATATAAACAATGGAGAAAAAAATGAACTTAGAAAAACTTAGTAATGCTTTTGCTGAAAATTATAAAATAATTCATAAAGTAAAAGATCAAATTAATTCTTTTTTAGATAAGCACAATTATAAAGATGGAAGTGACGCAGAATATTTTTTGCATCTTTTTGCTCAATTTGAAGAAGAAGTTTGTAATATTATCAAAGAGTCTAATCCTAATTTTGATAAAGATAAATTTCAAAATAGAATTATTGATAAAACATTTAGAGGTTAAGGAGAAAAAAATATGAATAAAAAATATAAACAAATTATAACTTATAGTGGGTTAGCATCTGATGGTTATAATTTTTGTCAATCTGATACTTATAGTTCTGACACAAAAACTTACAGAAACAAACAAGCTAGATTTATAAGAAAAAAATTTGATGAATACAAAAAAATTTTTGGTTGCATCAGATTACAAGAGGATAACAGAAATAATTTATCAGGTATTATTAGTGATATTATTGTTGTTACTTACAAAGATAATGATGAAGTAAAAATTGATAATTGGATTAATCCTAATTTCAAAATGTTAGTTAGTGAGAGGGGTTGGGTCGTAAAACCAATAGAAAAAAAATATGCCTAGTTGGTTATTTATTTTAATATTATTTATTAATGCGATACTATTTTTAGTACCACATTGGTTATAGGAGAAAAAATGTATAAATTAATTGATTGTGGGACTTACCCATTTTTTATAAAAAAATCTAATAAGTATTATCATTGTGTTGCTCATTATGACGGAGAACACAAAAAATATAAAATACAAAATAGTTATGCTAAAAATCTTAATGAGAGAACTAAGTATAGTTATTTAAAAGATCATCTAGCTAACTTTGATAAAGCTAATGACCAATGGAGTACAACTTTTAAAAAGTTATCTAAGCATTGGAAAAAACTAAATAAAACTTCTTATATGAAAGAGGTTTTAGAACAACTTAAAAACATGGAGAAAAAAAATGTTTGAAATAAATTTATCAGCAACACAAAATCAAGACATTGATGATTTAACAAAGCCTTTAAAATTTAATTCTGAAAAAGAATTGTTAGAAATTATAGACAAATCTTTTGATAGATTTTCTTTTAGAGGAGATGGTCAATGGCAAAGTATTGGAAATGATGACAGAAAAAAAATGAAGTTATCAAAAAAAGCAGTTCAAGATTATTATGAATATCGTAGAATTGCTTTAGCTTTAAAACAATTAATAAAAACTAAATAGGAGAAAAAAAATGCAACCATTCGTTAAAGCAAATAGTTCAAACTTTAATGATATTCCTGTTAAGGAAAGAATAAAGTTAATTCAAAAACAAAGTGAGACTTTAGGTAAACAACATAGATTAACTTGGAAACAAGCAAAAGGAACTCTTGAATATATTATGAGAGGAGACCGATATATAAATGATACCTATGAAGTTCAACATCAACCAGCAAAAAAAGTTACTGATGTTTGGTCAGATGGTTTTAAAGGTAGAATAGATTATCTCTCTATAAAGAGGAGAGATAAAAAACAATGTAGGAATTGGTCTGATTTTCAGGAAATAAAAAACTTACTTTGTCCTGATGGAGATAAAAGATATGCAGTAGAAATTTATCCACCTGAAAGTAGATTAGTTAATACTGCAAATCAATATCATATCTGGGTTTTACCTTTAGGTTTTGACATTGGTTTTGGATTTCCAACAAGAGCAGTTTACGAAAATAACGGCTATTCTACAACTGAAGTAAATGGAGTTAAATTTACTACAGGTCAAGGAGAAGTAAATGGTTAAAAAATGTATTTTAACTGTTGAATTTTTAACAAATATCACCATATATATATAGAAGGATTACATTATGGAAAATAGAGAACAGACTATTATGGAGATGATTAATCAAATCAAATCCATGAACCAAGACCAATTAAAAAAATTGGTTGCAGAACTAAGGGAAGAAAAAGATGCTTACCTTCCTAAAATGGCTGATGCCATAGAGAAAGAATTAATTAAGTGATTTCTCAAAAAGAATTAGATCATATCAAAAAACTTGCTCTTGATTATAGGGCAAGTAAAATTTTTACATCTTGGGATTGTTATGACCCTAACCCTAATAATTGGGCATTAAATATTAAATGTATTTTTTTACCTATAGGCTTAGGTGCTGAAATAAAAAAAGAACATACTTTTTTTTATATGCCTAGAGGTGGCAAACATGAATTACCAAGACCAACAATAAATGGGTTTCCTTGTTTTGACCAAGTACATTGTTTTAACAAGGAGAAAGAAGATAAGTTAAGAGAAATACTTGTTTTCTTAGATAGTAAAGATCAAGAAAATCTTGATAAAATAACTTTAATGGAAGGAGAAAAGAATGACTAATTTAGATAGAGCAGTAAAACTTATTAAGGAGTATGATGCGCTATTAGAAAAATCAATTAAAATGAATAACGAACTTTTAAAAATTTTAAGAGAATTAAATGGAGAAAAAAATGAGCAAGATGAGTAATGCTAACTTAGTTGAAAACGAAACACTACAAGAAAATTATCTTGATAGTAAAATACACCATATGGTTACAGAAAAATATTATAACCATAAAAGCATGGAGTCATTACAAAAAGAAATAAGTAATGAACTTGAGGCTGAAGGTATATTTATTGATGGACAGGTAGAAAACCAGATAGGAAATCTTATTATGGAATATTCTGACCATGTTGAGAAATGAGAAAGTTGTTAAGAATAACTGAGCCTTTGGCTGATACATACCCAGAGGCTTATATTATTATTGTTAAATTTTTATGCAAACTATGGAAGGAAAGAAACTATCAAATGTTTTGTATTTTTAACAAGAAGAGAAAATTTTTTTTACAGAGGTTAAACTAATGATGAGACTATTATTGTTATTATTTTTATCAGGCTGTTCATATGTTCCTGTATATGACCCAAAAGGTTCTCAAGCTAAAAACTTTTATGGAGATTTACAGGAATGTAGATTTACTGCTCAAAATCAAATGAGTGGATTTGAGTATGGTTATCACGAAGAAAAAGTGATAAAAACTTGTATGGAAAACAGAGAGTATTCCATATTAAAATAAGGAGAAAAAATGGAAAATATAATTAAAACTATTTACGACAATACTAAAGATGGGAGACCTAGCTTTAATATTAAAACTGAAGATGGTAAAACCATGTATGCAAATGAATATGTTTCACTTCAAAGAGGTGATAGTTTCACTTGTGATATGTCTGAAATGAAAACATCAGAACGAGGCAACCAATATTACAATGTTAGTAATTTAAAAAAGGTAGGAGATATGCAAACACCACCACCTTATGATGATAGTTACAGTAGAGAAACAGAGGTAAGAACTGTACCAAGTAATACAAAACTTAGAGTTGATGCTAGTATGTTTGTTACAGGTGTTGTAACAAGAAGTATGGGGTCAGGTCAATTTGGAGTTGCTGATATTGAACCACTTACTGCTGAGGCTGTCAAAGTACATCAAAAGTATTTTGGTTAAGTATAAACGCACATTTCTAAAATATTATGGTCTTTCAGAGTATGATACAATTATGTGTTGGTATTGTGAGAAAAAGGTTGCAGTTGATTTACACCACATTGAGAGTAAGTCTTTGCAACCTAGTCTCAGAAACGAAGTATCAAATTTAATTCCATTGTGCAGAGAAGATCACGCAAACTACAAAGTAATATTTAGAGAAAAATATAAACTAAAACAAATTGTTAAGGAGAAAATGAGACATGGTTAATAAAGTAAGAGAGTACGAACCTCAAAGAGTAGTAATGGAAGTAGATAAAGAATTGCTAGGTAAGTCTAAAGACAAAGTAGAGAAGGAAGTTGGACTAGGGCATTTATCTTATCCTAAAATATTTAATTATATTATGCAAAAATACATTGGAGAAAAAAATGGCTTTAAGAGAAGTAGTTAAAGAAGTTACAACTTTATATGGTAACTTAATTAGTGTTCAGGGCAAGTATGTAAAAAGAGCCTATAATGGAAGAGCAAACTTAAAATTAATTTATAAAGGAGATTTTATGATTGTTCCTATGGCTCAATTACACCACCCAATAAAAACAAGTATGATACCTGATAAGTTTATTAGAGATAAGATGAATAAACTTTATTATTATCAATGGAAACCTGTTGATGAGAACCAAACAACATTATTTGAATGAAAAAATATTCTGTAAAAAGATTATTGAAACAAGAATATATGGAATGGATTTTAAAAAAACATTATGCAAAACGTAGGTGTAGTGTTTCATATGCTTTTGGATTGATAAAAGATTTACAGATATTAGGTGTTTGTACTTTTGGTTATCCACCAAACTATATGTATAATAAGGGTAGATGTTTATTTAATGATCTTGAGGTAACGACTTTAGAACTTAATAGACTTGTAACAAATGATTTAGATAAAAATTGTTTATCTTACTTTGTTAGTCAATCTTTAAAACTTTTACCTCAACCAATGGCTGTTATTTCTTATGCTGACCCTAATGTTAATCATACAGGTTACATTTATCAGGCAACTAATTGGTATTATACAGGTACAAGTACACCAAAAAAGCGCTACCATTTTGAAGATGGTAGTACGTTTGACATAAGAAGGGGTATTCATACAAAGGGCAATATTGTGAAAGTAGAAAAAATGAAACCTACTTACCGATACTTGTATTTACTTGGAAATAAAAAGGAGAAAAAAAATATGCTTAGACAATTAAAGATGAAATTATTACCTTATCCTAAGGCTAATAATAAAAGATATGACTCTAGTGATTTAGAGATGTATATGCAAAATGACTTATTTAATGGAGAATAAAATGATTGATTTAAAACTATTTGAGAAATTTGAGACAGAAAACCACTTACTACCTTTTTCAGCTAGTAGGTTAAAATCTTATAAAAATAATAAAGCTAAGTTCTTTCTTGATTATGTAATGGGTTATCCAAGAGTATCTAATTCAAGAATGGAACGAGGTAAAGCTGTTGAAACAGGTTTAGATTACTTTATCAAAAATCAAAACAAAAAAATTTTTGAGTCTTTAAATGTTGCTAAAACATTTTATAAATCAGCAACAAATTTTATTGATAATGCTGAAGAAAATCAAAAACAATTTGATATGATTGAGCCTATGCTTTCACAAATCATTTACAGATTTACTGATTTTTGGATTTCAAAAGATTATATAGGTAGCCAAATAAGGATTGAGACATTGATTTATGGCTGTCCTTTTATTGGATTTATTGATTATATACTAGAAGATGAAGAAACTGTTTACATAATTGATCTTAAAACAAAAGATAAGTTTATGGTTACTTATGATGATAAACTACAAATGGCTATTTATAAAAAGGCTTTTCAGGAAAAAACAAAAAAGAATATTAATTGTAGTTTCTTAGTAGCAACAGGCAAACAGCCTAAAAGAAAAGATCAGAAAGTATGTGAGTTTGTACCTTTTATTCCTGATTATGATTACATAGCAGAGGTAGAAACACACATTAAGAGCCTAGAACATACACTTAAACTTGCTAACAGTATTGATGATTTAAAAGTTTTGTTTGCACCTAAACTTGATGATTATGAATGGAAAGACCCTGATGCTAGAAAAAATAGACAAGAAGTCTGGGGTATTTAGGCGAGAAGTGAGTAATTTAGCTTTTCATTATATACAAATAGCAATAGAAACTAATAATACTTGGAAAGGCTTTATGAAAGATTGTATTGATTTGGCTGAAAAAGAAATTGGAGAAAAATATGGCACAGAAAATATGGAAGATGGGAATAAGTCCTGATAACTTTATAGCAGACACAGTAAACTTAACAAATGAAGAACTAGGTTTATATTTTAGATTGTTATGTTATGCTTGGAAGAATGAGGCTAGTTTACCTAAAGATATGGATAGACTAAAAAGAGTTGGTGTAAATGCAGAGGAAAAAATGATTAATTACTTGTTAGCACAATATTTTGAGCAAGACGAAAAGGTTTATTATAACAAGGCTCAAAGAGAAGAGTGGAAATGGGTACAAGAAAAATCAGGCAAAGCTACTGAGTCAGCTAAGAAAAGATGGTCTGATGCGAACGCAAAGCCAACGCAAAGCAGTAATAGTAATAGTAATAATCATAGTTATACTGATATATTTAATAATATATGGTCAGAACTAAAACTAACTACAGGAAATAAACAACAGGCTTTTAAGGTTTTTGATAAACTAAAAGATAAACCTGAGTCTAGTTTGATAGTTGAAAAATGGAACAACTATTGTAGTTCCGTAGATGATAAGAAGTTTATTATGCACTTTAGAACATGGTTAAATAATAAAGGTTGGGAGAACGAGCCTGTAAAAGAAGAGGTTAAAGATAATTTTGGTATTATTACTAGAGACCCTTTTACTAATTTAAGTTCTTGGCAAAAAGGATTTAGAACCTTAAATGATACTGACCAAGATATAATTCAGGCTTATAAACAAGGAAAAGTATCAAAAGAGGCTATGGATAAAATGAGTATTAGTGTAGAATAACATGATGGAAGAAGAACTAAAAAAGTTTTTTATAACAATGCCAGATCATCATGGTAAATTTTGTGCTATCATTCAGGTATCAGGATTTGATACGGAAGAACAAGCACACCAATATTTATTTGAGTACCATCAAGTTAATGCTGATGATATTTTAAGAGAAGGAATTACTATACATTAATGTCAAGACCTAAGAAGTACGATATTCAAGGCGAAGAAGTACAAAAGTTAGCTAAGTTTGGAATGACCAACGTAGATATAGCAGACTTTTTCGGCTGTGATGAAAGCCTTATCCGTAAGAGTTATTCCGAATATCTTACAAAAGGAAGAGCAGAGATGAAATTAAGGCTTAGACAGTTACAATGGAAGAGTGCTGAAAAGTTAAATGCTGTGATGTTGATATGGTTAGGTAAACAAATGTTAGGTCAATCTGATATACCGATTGGAGAAGATAATCAGCCTTTAGAGTGGACTATTGATTAGTGCCTCTTAGTGAACCACAAAAAGAAGTAATACTTTCAGAAAAGCGCTTTAGGGTTTTATTATCAGGAAGAAGATTTGGTAAGACCTTTGTGGCACTTAATGAACTAGCTAAGTTTGGTAGATTTCCAAACAAAAAGATATTTTACATAAGTCCCAGCTATAGACAGAGCAGAGAGATAATGTGGAAACCATTAAAAGAAAAGATGTTAGAGCATAGATGGGTAGCTAAAATAAATGAAACACAATTAACTTTATCTTTACGAAATGGGACTACAATAAGCCTGAAGGGTAGTGAAAATGAACAGAGCCTAAGAGGTAGTGGACTATCATTTGTTTGCTTTGACGAAATACAAGACATAAAGCCTGAGGCTTGGTATGAAGTAATTAGACCTACACTTTCTGATAAGTATACTATGGGTTCAGCTTTATTTTGTGGTACACCAAAAGGTTATGGTAATTGGTCTTATGAATTATACTCTAAGCAAGACCCTGAGTGGGAAAGTTTTAAGTTTACTACTATTGAAGGTGGTCAAGTAACTCAAGATGAAATAGATCAAGCTAAGAATGACCTAGATGAGAGAACTTTTCAGCAAGAATATTTAGCTACATTTGTTAATTATGCTGGAGTTATTTATTATAACTTTGACAGGAACAAACATATTATTGACACATATGAACAAAAAGAAATAGTTTTACATATTGGAATGGACTTTAACTATTCCCCTATGGCTTGTTGCGTGGCTCAAGTAATCAATAATAATTTAATCGTTTTTGATGAGATACAAATATACAACGCAAATACAAATGATATGATTGACGAAATAAAAGCAAGATATGGAGTAAGAAATATTGTGATTTATCCTGACCCAGCCGCTAGACAAAGAAAGACAAGTGCTGGTGGCTCAACTGATTTATCTTTATTAAGAAATGCTGGTTTCAATGTTAAAGTAAAAGCAACACACCCACCTGTAAGAGATAGAATAAATGCAGTTAATTCTAAATTGAAAAATGCTAATGGAGTGTCAAGTCTTTTCATAACCAAATCTTGCAAAAATTTAATTAAAAGTTTAGAAAGACAAATATACAAAGAGGGAACACATATACCTGACAAGGATAGTGGCTTTGACCATATGGCTGATGCAGTTGGATATATGATTGAGTATTTGTTTCCTTTGCGTAGAGATTTTAAACCAAGTGAACCGACTAGGTGGAGTTAGATGGCGATATATACAAGAGAGTTCTTAACAGCTAGACACAGCGACTATGAGAAAAACTTTCATAGATGGAACTTCCATTACAGATCATATTTAGGTGGAGATGATTATAATAATGGTTACTTCTTAAATAGATATATCTTAGAGTCTGATGAGGAATACATAAAAAGGGTTGGATTTACCCCTTTAGATAATCATTGTAGAAATGTAATTCAGATTTATTCTAGTTTTTTATTTAGAGTTCCAGCAACAAGAGATTATGGGTCATTAAATGGAGACCCAGATTTAGAGTCTTTTATAGATGATGCAGACTTAGATGGAAGAAACTTTAATAATGTAATTAAAGAAATGCAAACTCAAGCATCTATTTATGGTACTTGTTGGGCAATAGTAGATAAGCCAAGTGTAATAACAAACACTAGAGCAGAGGAATTATCTCAGGATATTAGACCATATATTTCTATTTATACCCCTGATAATGTATTGAATTGGGAATATCAAAGATACCCTAACGGAAAGTTTTACCTTACTTCTCTAACTATACTTGAAGATTTAACTGATGATGTAGCAACTGTAAAAGTTTGGTCATTAGAAGATATTACTACTTATAAAGTAGATGATTATATGAAAGAATATACAAACTCAAATCCTGTATTATTAGACGAGCAACCAAACCCATTAGATGAAATACCAGCAGTTATTCTTTATAATCAAAAGTCTCAAAGAAAAGCTATAGGTATATCTGACTTATCTGATGTTGCAGAATTACAACAGGCTATTTACAATGACTATTCTGAATGTGAACAATTAATAAGATTAAGTAACCACCCAAGTTTAGTTAAAACACCTAATGTTGAGGCTAGTGCTGGTGCTGGTTCAGTTATTGAGATGCCTGAAGATTTACAGGCTGATCTAAAACCTTACATTATACAACCTTCAGCACAATCTTTAGATGGAATTATGAACTCAATTTCAATGAAAGTAGATGCTATTAATAGAATAACACATATGGGTTCTGTTAGAGCCACAGAAAAAACTATTAATTCAGGCATAGCTTTACAGACAGAGTTTCAATTACTTAATGCTAGGCTATCTGAGAAGGCTGATTTGTTAGAAAATGCTGAAGAGCATATATGGTCTTTCTTTGCTAAGTGGCAAAACAAAGTATTTGATGGTCAAATAGATTATCCTGATACATTTGATTTAAGAGATTATGCGGCTGATCTACAATTCTTACAGGTTGCAAAAGCTAGTGGAGTTAAATCAGACACATATACAAAGGAAATAGATAAACAAATAGCAAAGGCAGTTATTGATGATGATGAAAAAATTGATGCAATTAATCAAGAAATTGATGCAACCTCAACAACAATCGGTCAGTTCCAAACAACTCTTCCCACAGGTGAAGAAGAAGAAGAGTAATGGCAAAGAAAAAACGAAAAAAAAGAAAAGTACCAAAAGACAAGGACTCAGGACTTCCAAAGAAATATCTGTCAGGTCTAAAAGGGTCAAAAAGGTCAAGAAGAGCAAGTCTAATTAAAAGGGTAGCATCTATTTATAAATCAGGTGGTGTTATTCCTAAATCATTATTGAGAGCAAGGACTAAAGCATAATGGCTGTTCGTAGAAAACCTTTATCAGCTAGTGTTAAGGCTACTCTTAGAAGAAAAGCCAAAACATCAAAGCGCTATACCTACGGAACTTTAGCTAAAGTTTATAGAAGAGGACAAGGTGCTTTTTTAAGTGCTGGTTCAAGGAGAGTTCCTATGGCGGCTTGGTCTATGGGTAGAGTCAATAGTTTCCTTAGAGGCTCAAGAAAACATGATTTAGATTTACGCAAAAAGAAAAGAAAATAATGGCTAAATACAGAGGAAGAACTGTTAAGCTAAATAAACCTTTTAGAACTTCAGGTGCAAGGAAGAAGTTTGGGGTTTATGTCAAAAATAAGAAAACAGGTAATGTTCAAGTGATAAGATTTGGAGACCCTAATATGTCTATCAAAAAGAACAACCCAGCTAGACAAAGAAGTTTTCTAGCAAGACATGGTGCTATCCTTAAAAAAGTAAAAGGACAAAAAACCTTAGCACCTGTCTATTGGGCAATAAAGTCTTGGAGAAAAGGCTTTAATGTATAATGGCAAGACAAGAATTATTAGAGAGGTTAGCAGATAGCCACGAAATACAAATCAAGAAAACACTTGAAGATTTAGAGGCTAGAATAGTATCACAAATATCAACTCTTACTGAGGGTGCTGATGCAGTTTCAACACAAATAGCTATTGATCTCAGAACAGATTTAAAAAGATTTATTGATGAAACATATAGAACTACAGCCGATACTTTAGTTAGGGATTACGACCAAATAGTAAAAGAATTTATGGAAGAGTTTGGTGGCTTAGATATTCCTGATAAGTTTAAATCATTAACTAAGGTAGATTTACTTACTATTAATCAATTAAAGTTTCAGCAGTTTGCTGGTTTTGAAGATTTAGCTGGTAGATACCTTAATGAAATATCATCTCAAGTTTATCAAAACGCAATAGCTGGTAAGCCTTTTAATGATATGGTTAAAGACCTGAGAGGCTTAATTACAGGTGAAGTTGATAGAAGAGGTAGACCAATGAGTACCTATGCCTCACAAATTGCACATGACTCAGTAATGCAGTTTGATGGTCAGTTTACAGTTTATAAATCTAAAGAGGCTGGATTAGATAAGTTTAAATATACAGGAACTTTAGTAGGAGACTCAAGACCTCATTGTGTTACCCATTTAAACAAAGTTTATACTGAAGAGCAGATTAGAAGTATTTGGCAATCCTCTTGGGCTGGTAAATCTGAAGGAGACCCATTTACTGTTAGAGGTGGTTATAGATGCAGACATACTTGGTTGCCTGTTGCTGATGAGTTCTTTGATGCTGAAGAACCTCAAGATACACCTATACAAGTTCCTAATATTCCAAGACAAACAGGAAGAATAAAAGCAAATCAATTACAAGGCATAGGATATACTACCTTAATTGCTAAGTTAGATGATACATTTACCAAAAATGCTAATGATAAAAGATATGTAATTAATCCAATTACAAAAGAACCAGCTAGAATTTTTAAAGGTAGCAAAATTGATGATTATGGAAAAACTAAAATTACAAAGATTGAGAATAGAAATTCAAGAAGATATGGAAAAGAAACATTTGAATATTCAAATGAAGATTATGCGGCAATTAATTTAGTTGTTGAAGAACTAAATGATTTAGCAAAAAAATATAATATTCAATCTATCAGAGGTATAAAAAAAGTAGGTGGGGATAGAGTTGTTGCAAATATGGGTGATGGAGTTTTAGGTCTTAATATAAAACATATAAGGTTAAAATCTGAAAGAAATACAAGGACTACTTCTAAATGGAAATTTGGAGATGATAAATCAAAAAGACCATTTACTGTTGAGCAATATTTTGATGACCCATTAGATAGAACAAGGGCAACTTTATATCACGAATTTGGACACCATTTACACCAACAAATGTTTGTTAAAAATTTTAAAGAATATAGAAACCCAAAACTTGAAAAAGATTTAATAAGAATTCCATATTTTAAAAGAAAAGGTGCATCTTTATATTCTGATGTAAATTCAAAAGAATGGTTTTGTGAAAACTTTGCTTTATTTCATATGGATAAAAAAGACCTAGTAGACCCAGAATGGATTAAATTTTTTAAGGAGAATATAGAAAATGTCAAAGGAATTTGAAGAGGCTTTTAAACTAAGTCAAAATGAGGAATTATCAGTAAAAGATTATTTACGAATAAAAGAATTATCTAGGTTAATACCTTTAAGTGAAGATTATGAAATGGGTTGGTTATTAGAGTCATTGTATTTAAAAATACCAAAACTTGTAGATAAAGAAGGTAATGATAATTTTCTTGAAGAAGAAGATAAATAATATAAATCTTAAGCAAAAAGGAGACTAATATGGCTGACGAGCAAAAAACGGAACAGGAACAACAACCTGTTGAAAATAATGTTGAGACTACAGTAGAAGAAAAAGAACCAATGGTATCTCAAGCTGAAGTTGATAAAATAGTTGAGAGAAGATTAGCTAGAGAAAAATCTAAATATGAAAAGATGTATTCAGGTATTGACCCTGAACAAGCTAGAAAACTATTAGAAGAAAAAGAAAATAAACAAATGGAAGATCAAAAGGCTAGAGGTGAGTTTGAAAAAATATTAAAAGAACAAGCTGAAAAGTCTAACAAAGAAATATCTGGTTTACGATCTGAAATTGAAAAAGTTAAAGTTGATGGTGCAATAGTAACAGCCGCATCTAAAAATCAAGCAATCAATCCTGAACAGGTAAAAGATTTGTTAAAAGGTAATGTTAAATTAACTGATGATGGAAAAGTAGAAATACTTGCAGAAAATAAACAGCCAATGTATAACAAAGACGGAGACCTGAAAAGTATTGACGAATATGTAAAGGACTTCATTACAGAAAACCCACACTTCCAAACAGCAACCCCATCAGGGTCAGGAAGTAAGGCAAATCTGGGTAAGGTTGACGCAAAACCTTTTAATATTGCGGATTTAGATATGACAAAACCTGAAGATAGAAAGCGATATGCTGAATATAAAAAGGATAGGGATAGTAAACCCACAGTCATAAATTTAACTTAAATATTAAAGGAGATTAGCAAATGGCTGATGAAACAACAAGTTCAACGATCTCGGAACTATATACAGAGATCATAGCAGAGGCAATGTTCGTAGCAAATGAGAAATCACTTATGCGAGGATTAGTTAAAAATTATACAATCGCTGGTGGTGGTAAATCGGTAGAAGTACCTATTTATGCGGCTGTAAGTGCGGCGGCAGTATCAGAGGCGGCAGATTTATCTAATACTGCAGTTAATCCAAGTTCTGTAACTATTACAGCATCAGAAGTTGGTATTATGACAACATTAACTGATTTAGCTAGAAATAGTTCATCAAGAAATGTTGGTGCAGATATTGGAAGATTATTTGGTGAGGCAATCGCTAAAAAAATTGATGTAGATTTAATCGCATTATTTGATGGATTTAGTAAAATCGTAGGTGGCGCAGATGTTGCTTTTTCTGCGGCAAAACTATTTGAAGCAGTAGCTGAATTAAGAAATTTAGCAGTACCATCATCAGATTTAGCTTGTGTGGTACACCCATACATAGCTTATGATATGAAATCAGGAGTATCTAATACTTTTGGTGCTGGATCAGGTGCTACTACAGATATTGGTAATGAGGCGATGAGATCAGGATTTGTAGGTACAGTAGCTGGTGTTCCTGTTTATGAGTCAGCAAACATTTCTAACACAGGTACAACAGGTGATTATAAAGGTGCTGTATTCCACAGAGACGCATTAGGACTAGCTATGATGCAAGACCTTAAACTTGAAACTCAAAGGGACGCATCTTTACGAGCAGATGAGATTGTGGC